CGTGGCAGGCACTGCCGTCTTTGTCTATCGGCCCCGTCATCGCCACCGGCTCAACCACCGCCCGCAGCGTCCAAGACCGCTTTGCCGAAACCGTAAACGTCAAAGACTTTGGTGCCAAAGGCGACGGCACAACCGACGACTCCGCAGCAATACAGACGGCGATCAATTCTGTCGCATCTGGACAAAAAGTCGCGGTGCGAATTCCCGCAGGAATTTACGTCATCAACGGCGCGGTCAGTGTCAATGGCCGTTTCGTTTCGTTTGACTGGGAGTATCCTTGCTCGTTTATCGGCACCGGCACGTTCAATGGATACTCGCTGGCCACTACCAACTGGCAATTTGCCCGCCGCATCCAGAACAAGTTGTTTGTTGGCGCAAAGACAGACGCGAACGATGGGGCCATGTGGTCAAATGGCTCGTCTGCCTTTAGCCAAGACTGGGTCGAGACAGAGGTTGGCGCGACCTCGTCTATCGCGCAGATGGTTTCAATCAGCGACACTGGGTATTTGGCCATTGTGGGTGCCAGCAGGACAAGCGACAACCCGTTGACAAACTCACAGGGAACGATGGGCGTGGCAGGAATTGTTGTTGCCGACAAGGTTCCTACTTCTGGCAACTTGTCGAGCGCCTACGGGCTGTATGTCGAGGCCCGTCGTAAGGGCAATGCCGGATTTTGCCACGGGTTTGAGGTGGATGTTATTTCCCGCGTTGGAAGCGTTTCTGGAAGCACAGCCATTACCACGCCGTTGCTGCATCCAAACTCGGTTGCCAACGCCCACGCACTGATCGGTGGTTGGTTCTCTAACTCTCGTCCCGACATCACAGACGGTGGTGACGCTTCGGTTGGCATCGGCTTCATTAACAACGCAGACACCCGCACTGCAACGCAGGGCCGTTACCGGATCGGCATTTTGTTTGACCAGAAAGCAATCCTTGGCGCGGACGGAACTGGCATTGCCGGAACAACCAACATCGGTCAAGCCATTGCGCTGGGCGCTGGCCACGCGATTGGTTGGTGGGGCGCGTCCTCAACTACAGCGCCGTTAAGCCAGATCACGTTGACCGACACGGGTTCTGTCGGAACAAACATTTACTTCGCCACACAGGGCATCCGCTTCACACAGGCTGCATCAGAAATACTTTGCGAAATCCCAAAAGTGACATCGCCCGAAGGGTATTGGAGGTTTTCCGCAGCAACTTCAGCGGTCGCAGCCGTTATCAGCGTTGTCTCACCGTCGTCGGCAAACAGGAACGCGGTTATTCGCTCCGCGGGAACGAGCAGTGTGTTTTTAGCCAACGACAACGGAACATCTTTTCAGTCCTTTTCCAACGCAAACGCAGTGAATTACTTGTCCGCAACTTCAACGCAGGCTGGCACATCTCCGGTATTCGCCCCCGTTGGAACTGATTCAAATTTGGATCTTGTCCTCCAGCCCAAAGGAACCGGATCTCTTCGATTTGGCACACATGCTGCAACCACAACCGAAACCGTCACCGGATTTATCACCATCAAAGACACGGCAGGCAACACCCGTAAGCTGGCCGTCGTCAGTTAACTTATGAGCGCATACACCATCACACTCAACGAAGAACATTTGAACATTATCAACGCGGCTCTACTTAATGGCCCGTATGGAGCGGTTGCTCCCGTCATTGCCCATATCAACAGCGAGATCAAAAAACAGCTTGAAGGAGCGCCAGACTCCGCTGTTTGGACTGCCGCACGCGATGCAGCAAGCAGGGGGTTAGCATGAACTGGTCGATCACCGGAATCAAAACGCTCGACGTCCCGCAAGAGGGAACCGTTGTTATTGCGTCGTTTGAGGTCACCGACGGCACAAGCGCAATTACAAGCGACACCAAGCTGCTGGAGGCCGATGTAGAAAGTTTTGTCCCGCTCGATGAATTGACCGAAGAAGATGTTGTTGCGTTTGTCAAAAACTCGTTGGGCGACAAACAAGTCGCTGTCTACGAAGCAATGGTTGCAGAACAAACCACCGCGACAGAACCGCAGCCCGTCGATCCGCTGCCTTGGGAAAATTAACGCCATGATCCCAAGCCACGAACAGCATTACGCAACCTTCGCGCCGTTTCTTAAGGGCGTCACCGGAATGGTCGCCTCGTTCTCCGGCGTGGCCATCAGCTACATGGCCCACGTTGAAGCCTTTCTTCGCCTTACCGGCGTGGCGCTGGGATGCCTTTGCGGCATCGCTTCGCTGATCTCCATCGTCCGCAACATGCCTTCGCGTAAATAGTATGAGCGTCAAAATTCAAGATTGGAACAAGATTGCCAGCAACGTCGTCCTCGTTGCACAGGGGCCGGATGGCAAGCCTGCTCTGCTCGCAGAGAACAAGCCCGCTTACGACTACCGCGCCTTCACTTGGACAAGCGGCAATGCAACGCAAGTGGTCTACAGGCAGGGTGGAGCAAGCGGAACCATCGTGATGACCGAAACCTTCACCTACGACGGCGACGGCAACCCGCTCACCCAGACGCTGACCTACCCGTAAGATGCCTTGGAAATACAACCCGTTCACTGACGCGCTCGACCAGACTGGCTCCGGCGGCGGGACGAGCTATATCGACGGCGTTGTCGCGGACTCCTCGCTGCTTCCGGTCACGCTGGGAACTCCGGCGCTGGACGCGGTCTATCTGGCCAAGGCCGGAAGTGGAGTGTGGTTGATCAGCCGAAAGCCCGCGGGACTCTATGTGCGAGTGGCCAACAACGGCGTGGCCGCAGACTGGACTTATCTTGGCGCGTTTCCAGAGGTGAATGCAGACGGCAACTGGGAACTCTACAACACGGCTGACCCGACCAAGGAACTCAAGTTTGACCTCTCCGGCATCACCACCGGCACCACCCGCACGCTGACCGTGCCGGACGCCTCCGGCACCATCGCGCTGACCACAACCGCCCCAGCCGCCCACACCCACGGCAACCTCACGAACGCAGGAGCCATCGGCACCACCGCCAACCTCCCGCTCAAAACAGGCACAAACGGCGTAGTCGAGGCGGGTTCTTTCGGCACGGCGGCAGGGAGTTTTTGCGCTGGCGACGATGCGCGCCTTTCAGACTCCCGCGCCCCAACCGCCCACGCCGCAAGTCACCTCGCAGGCACACCCGCCATTGCCGCCAGTTACACAGGCATCGGGGACAACGAAACCTTTTCCGAAGAAGTAACGATAACCGCAAACACCGCAGGGACGGCAGGCAACAGCATCGCCTTAACCTTTGATGGCGTGGACGATGTGGATACTGTGTTGGCCGCTTGGAACGCCGCCAATCCGTCAAACCAAGCCACATTAGACAGCGGCGATGGCGCACAAGTTCCCGATAACGGCGATGAGCTTACACTGTCTGGCGGGGTTGCTGCGATTGCTGGCGGAAGCGATCCGTTTGCCAATATCAATCAAGACCTTGGCACAACGGATTCCGTGCAGTTTGCTGGATTAGAGCTTAATTCACCAAGCAACGGCGAAGTTTTGCGAATTGAAGGCAATGGAAGCGGCGATGTTGGGCTTGCGGTCTATAATAACACGGGCGACCAAGCGAACTCGTTTTATTTTAACAAAGATAACTCTTATATCGGCATTGGCGTAGGAGCGAGCCGAAATTACATTCAGTCCTCGCTGCCAGTGGATGTTGGCGCGGAGCTTGCTGTGGCGGGGCCAATAGACATCACGGGGGCAAGCGCCTCAACGCACAAGGCAACCACCCGCACAAACCTCGGCGCAGCCGCCTCTGGCTCCATCACCACCAGCGGCATCACCCAAGCCACCGCAAGAATTTTGGGAAGGACAAGCAGCAGCACAGGTGCCATCGAGGAGATCCAAATCGGCTCGGGCCTTTCGCTGTCGGCGGGGGAGTTGTCTTCCACAGTCAGCGCGGGCATCCCTGCAACCCTCCTCGACGCCAAAGGCGACCTCATTGTGGGCAGCGCGGCGGATACAGCGGCACGGCTGGCGGTGGGCGGCACGAACGGACACGTTCTGACGGTGGACTCGGCGGAGACGCTGGGCGTGAAGTGGGCGGCGGCTACGGGCGGCGATACCGTCTCCATCGAAGCATCGGCGGCAGACATTCTTTCCGTGGCGAGCGGGGCCATCTCGGCGGATGACGCTGGGGCGGATCGCATCGTCTACTGGAACAACACCAGCAACAAGCTGGCCTACGGCACACCCGCAGATGCAGGCGCGGCGGCGGCCTCCCATACTCATGCGGCCAGCGATATTACTTCGGGCTTGGCGGCCTCGGCCACCACCGACACCACCAACGCCAGCAACATTTCCAGCGGGACGCTGGCTGTGGCGAGAATGGGCAGTGGGACGCCGAGTGCGTCGAACTTTTTGAGGGGAGATGGTAGCTGGCAGACGGTAAGCGGCGGCGTTTCGGCCATAGCCTCCAGCGCCTCACAAGTCCTTGCCGTCAGCGGCTCCGACTTGGCGGGCGTGGACGGCAACACCATCGACTCGGCTGACCCGTTCATCAAGTGGAACGACACGGCTGCGCGTTTGGAATACGCCAACCCGCTCTCGCGGCCAAGTGGGGCTTTCTATGTCGGGCTGGCTCCGACAACCACCGCCCTCGGAACAAACTCGGTGAACATACAGTCTGGCCGCGACAACGCCGCGCACGTTGCCAAGGATGCAAGCTCTGTGTGTGTGGGGTATGGCGCGAGAAGCACTTCGTCGTCAGCAACGGCAGTTGGTCACAATTCTTCGTCTGGAAATTCTGCTGCGGCAATCGGAACGAGCGCAGTTGCTGGTAACGATGCCTTTGCTGGAGGGGCTTCAGCGGCAAGCGGAAATCTCGGTGTCGCCATTGGCCGATCCGCAGACGCTTCTTCAAGTAGTGGCGGAATAGCGATTGGATACCTAACCTCCGCAACTGGAACGCAAGCAACCTCTGTCGGCTACAGCGTGACAAACTCCCTGCGCGGTTCATTTGCAACCAACTCTTTCCGTGCGGCATATTGGGGCGGACAAACGACCAACGCCACCCCGCTAATTCTTAACTTAGACGCCACGGCAACCAACCGCTTCACCATTGCCGCCTCCACCGCTCTTGCCGTAGACATCCTGCTCGTCGCCCGCCGCTCTGGAACGCAGGACAAATGGCTCGTTGCCCGCCGCTTTCTCGGTATCCGCCGTGACGGCAGCAACAACACCTCGCTCATCGGCAGCGTGCAGACCCTCGGCACAGATCAAAGTGACGGCTCGCCGTCATGGACGTTTGCGCTGACCGCCGACGATACCAACGAAGCCCTGCAACTGGAAGTGACGGGCGCGGCCTCCGAGACTGTGGAATGGCGGGCCACCGCATTTTACCGAGTCGCCTAAAGCTATGAACTCCGAAGAAATCTACAACGTCCTCTTGGACGAACCCCGCAGCATAGACGGCCGCACATGGCACGGCTTCAGCTACCAGATGCAGCGCGACAGCGAGACGGGCGAGGTGGAGGTGGTCGAGGTGGGCTGGCCGACACGATTGACCCTGTGGGCGACTGACGGCCCCGAACTGGACGCCTTGGACGAGGCTACGGTCAAGCAGATGGTCGAAGCGGCGCTGCCTGTGGATGAGGGTTATGTGATTCCGCCGCCGCCTGTGCCGTATGTGCCCACTTACACGGCGACCGAATGGGTCGATCAGCAAAAGTTTGACGGCAACCGCCCGACAACCCTGCTTTATCTCAAACTGCAACTCGACGCCGCGCAAAAGACCTCGCCCAAGCTCGCCGCTGTGCAGGGATGGCTCGATGGCATGATTGTCGCGGGCGTGACCGCGCCCGATGAGAAGCGCAGCGACTATCCTGCCGCGCCTTATTCGTTTGAGGAAGCATCGGCAGAGGCGTTGGCCGTATTGGCCGCAAACCCTTGACCCCCATCCGGCGTGCGGGTGTAGTCAAAACATGCGCCTCTTTCTAATCATCGCCGCCTTTGCGCTGACAGGCTGCGCGAACCTTTCCGAAGTCCGCTTTGGCTACGACTTCACTAACAAATCGCTGACGGTTTCGATGCCGTTGGCCAAACCGACATCAAGCAAATGAATAACATCAAAACTACGGCTCTTGGAGTCCTCACCATTCTCGCGGCGGTTGCCACCGCGGGCAAAGAACTGCTCGCCACCGGATCACTGCCGGACATCGGACTGCTCGTCGCCAGCGTAATGGCGGGGTGGGGTCTAATTGCGGCACAGGATGCCCGCTAAATCGCCCAAGACGCGCCCGCGGATCACCGCGCAGGACGTCGAGGAGATTGCACGCAAGCACGGCGTGAAAGACGCCGTCGCTATCGTTGGCATCCGCGGCTACTACCTCCGCACACTTGGAGACCCAAAGAAGAACGACCGCGGGATATGGGATGACTGCATTGCAGTGATCTCGCCTACCGCGTTCGCTGCTTACAACGGCAACACCGACCCGTCGTTCTGGCGGAAGGGGATCGCGTCACTCGTCGAAGGCGTCCACAAATACCGGAAGGGCAAACACGGCATTTCCCGCGGCAACCCGTATCCGGCGCTGCGCCCAGCTAACCCCAGCGAATCGCTGCCGGTGACGCGGGACGGGCAGCTTGGACGCTCGCAAGGTGTGGCCATTAACATTCACCGCGGGGGCAGCATCAATTCGGTATCACAATCTGTGACTTCAAGTCTTGGATGCCAGACAATCCCACGCGAGCAGTGGCCCAGCTTTATCGGCCTTGTTTACGGGGAGATGGATCGCTACGGGCAGAAGGTTATTCCTTACGTTCTAACAACGGCACAGAACGCTTAATAGCTTCGGCCATAGTTTGTATCGAAGCATGAGTGTAGTTGTTGCTGACCTTTGTCGAATCGTGGTCGCAGACGAGTTGTCGGACGCGCTGATCCACCCCTGCGTCCACCATGAGAGTGTTGATGGTATGTCTCCAGCTATGAAACGTCTTGTCAGTCACCCCTCGACCTTGGCCTTTCTTCTTGGTCTTCGTCCGTGTGATACCAGCGCGGTCGAGTAGGTCAGAAAAGTGGCGCGAGGCCACAGACACCGACAGCTTGGCGAGGGTGGGGGTGACTTTACCTTTGCCGCGGAGGGCGGAAAGTTCGCCTACAATTGGAACGGAGACAACCTTGGCCTTGCGTGATTTTTTTTCCGGCACAAAGCGAAGGACGCCGCCTTCGATTTCGGAGTAGTCGCGCCGGATGGCGTCACCGATACGCATGCCGTAGTAAAGGCCGAAGAGGCAGGCAGTGCGCCATTCTGCATCAGCGGCGGCAAGGATGGAATTGATGTCGTCGGTGCTGAAAGGCTTACGGCCAGATTGCGGCCCGTCCTCGCTCATGCGAAACAGCGCCGCCGGATTGGCGTCGATCTGCCGGAGGTGCAGGGCGCGGTGGAAGACGGCGCGGACGGTTTTGGTGATCTGCTGGGCGCTGGTGCGGGAGAGGCCGCGCTTGAGCAGATCGTGGTAGAAGGCGCTGATGTCGTCCGGCTCGACCGACTGAAGGTCATGCCGCGCTCGCTGGCCAAGGAAATCCGCAAAATGCTGACAATGCTTTATGTAGCTCTCCATGCTGCGAGGCTTGGCCGTCTTTGCGCCTATATAGCCCTGTGCGGCCTTTTCCCATGTGGTGCGGCGCGTTGACCCCTTGACGCCCGCGGCCCGCATAAGAGCCGCCACGCTCGCCTTCATCCACACCTCGTCTGGTATCTGGTCGCGCAGTTCGCGCCCGATCCGCTCCAATTCGTCGGCATACCGCTGGGCCGTTTTGCGCGGGGTTGTCTTGTGCGGCATCTTTGTGCTACGGCAAGTCTGACGCCAAAAGCCGCCGTCTGGGTGGTCTTGTGAGAAAATCCAGACCCGCATGCGGGCCATCCAATAGGGACTGTTGGGAAGGATGATGAGTGAAGACATAAGAGGTGAGAGTTGACCCAGCCAGTTCTACACTAAAATGCCTACAATGCATCAAGAAAATAGTCCTTTTTCTCTGTAACAGAAGGAGTTACACGAAGCGTCGGTTCGATTCCGACCCTCGCCTCTCTCTCTGTAAAACGGCAGGAAAGACTGAAAGTTGACACACCCAGTTAGCACGCGTTTTAGATATTGCATACGCTTTAGATCCGCGTTTGACTAAACCGTATGCCTTACGCCGACCGCGATGAGCAGCTTGCCGCAATGCGGCAACGCTACGCCGAGCGGTATGCGTCAGACCCCAAGTTCCGCAAAGCCGAGAGCAAGCGCAAGGCCCGCTACTACGCCGAGAACCCAGCCTACCAGCGGCGGGTCAAAAAGAAGGTCAAGGCCCGCCGGAAATCCGTCTGATATTAAAAAGATGAGACGGGTTGGACAGCGGATGTCCTATGCCCGTCAGTAGTCTCGCGGGTGATATGGAACACCAAGCTATTGAACTCGTTTTGCAAATCGCAGAAAGGGAGGGTTTTACCCCATCCGAATTGTTGGCCGATGCACTTGACAGGTGTATGAAGGTGAATGACACTTGCTTCCATGAAAAAGAAAACCAGCACAAGCGGCAACCGCCGGTCGAAAGATCGGGTGGTGAAGTCCTTGTCGTTTCCCAGTGACTTGGTCGAGCGCATCCAAGGCGTGGCCGACGCGCAATACGGCGGCGACTTTACAAGGGCGACCTTGGAAATCCTCGCTACCCGCTATCCCGAAGCGAAGAAGTTCCTGCGCGAAAACCAAACCTTCAAATTCAGCCGGAAAAAAATTTAGCGGGGCCATCATTTTTTTCTTGGCGAGGTGTAATGCACATGGTGTAATGCACCCAACTTCGATGCAAATCGAGGCTCCACACACACAATGAAAAAACAAAACTACTTCAAGACTTCCGACATTCGGATCAGCAAAGACTCCCTTGGTTTTTATGACGCATCGCACAAATACCAAGGACGCCTTTACGATTGGGTTCCATTCCCAAGCCGCGCCGAGGCTCGCCGCGAGGCGGTCAAGCTGCTGCGCGAAAAGCAAGACGGTTCCTACCGCGACTAACCACCAACGCGGGTTCCACCCCCCGCTTACATTTTAGCCCATGCCCACCAAACCCACCACCACCCGCAAGAGCATATCGATGCCGCGTGATCTCGCCGCGGTCATCGAAGACCGCGCCCGCACCGAACACCGGAGTTTCGCAAAGCAAGTCAGCAAGATTGTGGCCGACTTTTTTGCGTCCGAAGGTGTAATACACCTAACCAAGCCCAAGCATGAATCTCATCGATAAAGCCCACGCCGCTCCCCGCGGCGACCAACGCAACTACAGCCACGAACTTGTCGATGCCGTCGAAGTGTTGCGCGGCAAGGGCTGGGGATTCCGCGCCATTCACAAGTGGCTTTGCGACGAGGGCCAAGACGTCAACCCGAACTGGGTCACTTTCGCGTCGGCCATGTGCCAACGCATTCAACACCGAAGGGACAAGAAGAACACACAATGAACACTGAACCCACCTACACACTGAAACCGAGTTTCACGCTGATGGAACTCGTCGCCATGCGCGTGTCGCTGAAGACATACATTTGCGACATCTGGAAATGGCGTCACGACGCAACGTGGCGCAAAACGATCCGCGAGTGCATCGCGGCCATCCGCAAAACCGATCAACGGGAGGCGTGCATCTAATGGACTACGCACTCGTCGGATTCTTCACCGCCCTATGGGCGATGACCCTTGTCCTCGTCTACGGGCTGGGCTGGGTCGCCGGTCACGCGACCGCCACAGACGACCACCGCTGGAACCGCTGGCTCCTACGGAAAATCGAAAACCGCAGCACGCGAATTTAGGCATGCAACCCACAAAACAAAACCCGCCGACGCAGCATGCCGCGCCGACGGGTCAGAACACAATGAAGGGAACTAATACAATGACATCAGAAAATGGTCAACTGGCTCTGCCAAAGACCCAACCCGTCGAGATTCAACTCGACCAACACGGAGTGCAACTTCGCAGCTTCGATGAAATGGGCCGCTTTTGCAAAGCGGTCGTAAACTCCACGCTGGCTCCCAAAAGTTTCGACACACCGGAGAAGGTGATGGTCGCAATTCAAGCCGGAATGGAAGTTGGCCTCGCGCCCATGCAGGCTTTGCAGTCGATTGCCGTCGTCAACGGCAAGCCCTGCATTTTTGGCGATGCCGCCTTGGCCTTGGCCATGCGTCATCCCGAATTTGAGGACATCGACGAGGTGGCAGGAACCGACAAGGCGACATGCACGATCAAGCGCCGTGGCCGCACGCCATGCGTTCGCACGTTCTCGATGGAGGACGCCAAGCGTGCGAAGCTGACTGGCCGCGATGGCCCGTGGCAGCAGTATCCCCAGCGGATGCTGCAAATGCGGGCGCGTAGCTGGGCCTTGCGCGATTCGTTTCCAGACGCGCTGCGCGGGTTTGGCGTGACCGAAGAGGTGCGTGACTACTCGCCCCGCAATGTGACCACCCGCAAGGTGGCCGAGGGCGTAGTGCTGCCGGAGGTGACAACCGCCGCGGAGTTCTTCGACAGCGCCGCGGAGCCGTCCCAACGCGCCGCGCTTAACGACAAGTCAACCGGCGAACTGTTCGCGGAGGTGCGGAAATGAACGCCGACCTCGTTTGGACAATCGAATGGCTCAACACGCTCGTTGACCGGATGCCGCACGATAGCTCCGTCCGCGAGTTCCTTGAGGAACTGAAACAGCGCCGCACCGAGAGCGCAGAACTCGACGCGGTGGCGCGGGAGGTGAGCATATGAACAGCGGCATCCTCTCGCTGCCGGAGGCGCAATACCGCGCTGCCGAGGGCATATCGAAGTCTGCTCTGGACTACGTTGCTCCTCCGCGGACGCCCGCGCACTTCAAGGCATACATCGACGGGCTGTTCAAAACAGAGACAACGCCCGCCATGCGCTTGGGGCAGATGATCCACCGCGCTATACTGGAACCGGATGCGTTGGACGTATCGGTCAAGCCGGAGGGTCTGAATCTCTCGACCAAAGAGGGTAAGGAGTGGAAGGCCGCGCAGACCAAAACGATCATCACACAAGATGAGTATGTGACGATCAAGGGTATGCGCGATTCGGTTCACGCGCACCCCGCGGTCAAGCGCGTCTTGGCCAACGCGAAGACGGAGTGTTCGCTATTCGCAAGTGGCGAAGACGGCGTCCTTCGCAAGGCGCGGATCGATGCGCTGCCGGAGGGCGGCAACGTCATCGTGGACATCAAAAGCTGTCAAAGCGCCGACGCGGACATGATGGCCAAAAGCGTCGTCAGTTATCGCTACGATGTGCAGGCCGCTTACTACCTCGACCTCTGCCAACTGCTGGGGATCGACAAGACAGAGTTCCTGTTCGTGTGCGTGGAGAAGACGCCGCCCTACGCGGTCGCCGTCTACGCGCTCGACCAGCAGGCCATTGAGTGGGGCCGCAAGCAATACCAACGCGATCTCGCCGCGGTGAAGCACTGCATGGCCGAGGATCACTGGCCGTCGTTTACGACCGATATCACTACGCTGGGTCTTCCGGCGTGGGCGGCAAAGCAAGCGGAGGCGGCACTATGAGCAAGTTTCTCGTTGTCTATACGGACGAGGGCGACCGCCATGAGGGCGAAATCGACGGAAGGTTTCGCACCAAGGCGGAAGCGGAGAAGTTCATCAAGGAGCAGAACGAAAAGGAGCATGCTTCCGACTATAACAGCGACCTTGGGTGGACTTACGAAATCTGCGAAGTGGTCACTTCGTTTGTCACCAAGGTCACCATCAAGCGCGACCTAAAGGTCAAGGAAGTAAAACCATGAGCGACAAAGCCTACGTTCCGAGATGGAGCCGAGGCATCACGCCCGCGGAGTGGCGTCAGCGTCTTTTGACGCTGGCGCTGCCCGTGAGGCACGCCGCGGCGCGGATCGTGTGGTGGGAGACGCTGTCCCTCCGCATGGTTCCCGACCGCAGCGATGCGCTCGACGACATGCTCAAGCACGGCGCGGAGGTTCCCGACAGCGACCTTCAAGCCGCTCTTATCGAAATCGGTCTGCCAAGCGGCTTCGTAATGCGCCGGATTACCACGCCCAAACCGCGCCCACCGCGCAGAAAAAAGCCCATCATATGATCACCGCAATTATTAACGGCGACCCACCAACCGTCACCGCCCAGCAGAAGGGCGTGATGGTTCGCGCCGGTCGCCCCATGTTTTTCACGAAGAAGAAGGTCAAGGACGCGCAGGACGCGCTGGTCTTGCAGCTTCGGCAATTTAAGCCGCGGCAACCAGTGGAGTTTCCGGTGCTGATCAAGATCAAGTTCGCCTTCCGCGTGACCAAGGCGCGGCCAAACGAGCGCATCCACGCGGTGCGTCCCGACCTCGACAACTTGTGCAAGGGCGTCTTGGACGCGCTGGTGCCTGCTGGCTGGATTGCGGACGACGCGCTGGTGGATCAACTGGTCGCGGAGAAGTGCCGCGTGGGAGATCCGTATTTGGAAATCACGATGAAGGAGCGTCTATGAAACTCGACGCCAACTTCATCACCCACTGGAAGACCGAGCGCCTGCTGGAAGCGTGCGGGCCGACCGCGGTCTTGGGACTGCTCCGGCTTTGGGGAGACGCGCAGAACAAGCGCCAGTGGCGCGGTCTGACGCTCAACCCGCGCAAGTTGGCCGCGATCATGCGCCACGATGGCGATGCCGACGCGCTTTGGGCCGCGATGACCGACAAGGATTCGCCGTGGCTCGACGAGGAGCCGGAAGGCAAGTGGGCTATTCATGGCTTCGACGAGCATAACCGCCAGCTACTGCACCTTTGGGAAGCCGGTCGAAAGGGTGGCCGTCCGTCTAAAGACAATACTAATACTGATAATGGTAGGGTAGGGCTTGGCGCATATGCTAACCATATGGTTTCTTCATCGCCGTCTACAGAGAAGAAGGATAACGAGGAAACCATAAGCAAACCATTTGGTAACCATATGGTTTCGGTGGCCACTACGCCGACGCTGGAGGAGTTCAAGATTGCGGCCAGCATGATGATGGTCGAAGAGGCCATTGCCGAAGAGGTCTGGCATGACAACGAAAGCCGCGCCATCGCCCCGACCGGCGAGTGGACGGACTGGAATGGACGCCCGATTCACAACTGGCGTTCCAACCTTAAAGCCAGAGCCGCCCAGATTGCGCGTAAACGGCCCGCCACGGCTTTGACTAAACCCAAGGGGGTCTGGGACGCCAAACAGGGCATCGACGCCTTAAAAGCGAAGCTGGAGCGAATGAAGGGTGATCCGCGGAACCGGAGACAAAAAGCCGACTGCCCTTGGGAAACCGAGTGGAAGGAAGAGGCCAAGGCCGAGGTTGCCCGCATCCGCGAGAAGATCCGCGAACTGGAAGGGGTGGTGGCAGCGTGAAAAGAAATTCCGACCCTTACTCGCAATGCGCTTGGAGCAATGTCATGCAATGCTATTGGGAAAGCATTTACCCGCTTGGCGAGGAAATTCTTGTCATCCGAGTTTCAACCAACGGCGGGCCGGACATGCTGGGAGCGGTCGATTTGGCAAATCTTGTCATGCCGGAGGCAACAATGATTTGCGTGATGAATCCCAGCGGCCCGCAAACGACTTATTTCAAGCAAGGCACAACGTGGCAGGCCAACCGTTTTGAGCCATGAATCCATTTGACCACACCCCTAAAATCGCAGGATGCCCAACAGTCTGGAGGACTTCATCGCCTATAGCATGCAGGACGATGAGACAGCAGTGATGAATATCCTTGCCGAACACTGCCCGCTCGTTTCCGACAACGCCGTCTGGGCCGCGGACGTCCACAATACCGGCGAGGTCATCGCGTGGATTCATCGCAACCCGCAACATTTTCGGCGTATCGGTTTAGTCAAAACAAAGAAGCGCCCATGAAACTTTTCGGCGGAACAGGCTGTGTCAACGTGCATGTGGCAATCGCCCGACATGTGTGTGGGGGCCGCTTCGATATGACGCTAATCGAAGCCCGCCGGAACTTTTTCCGATGATGCTGGAACTGCAACGCCCGTTCCCCGTCTCGACGCCTATTGGCTACGGATGGGCGATCATCGTGTCCCGCGAGAGCAATCTGGCCAACGACATCTGGACGGTCGTCATGGAACGCGACGGCGCGTTTGTCCATCTGCGATCCGAACAAATCTGGGCGCTCCCCAACGGGACGCTCGACATCAACACAACACCAACACCATGCAATACAACGACGACAACCGAGGAGCCGCCTTTGAGCGGCAATCAGACAACCCCAAAGCGCCCAAGTGGAGCGGCCCTGTCAAAATTGAAGGCCGCGATTACGAGATTAGTATTTGGGAGCAGACCAGCAAAAGCGGGAAGGACTTCCTCTCGCTGAAGTTTGGCCCGCCGTGGCAACCAAAGGAAAAGGGCAGCAACTACAACGCACCGAAACCGGCGGCACCGCGGGTGACGGACGAAGCGGCGACTGACGACGACATTCCGTTCTGATGTTGCACGGCATCGACAGCAACCAGAACAAGCAGGCTTATTGCCAGCTTGGAGAGCAAACCGAGAAGCAGTTTTTGCTGAACTCGTTTGGCACTGGTGTGTCGTTTGCCATGAATCCGGCAAAGCATGAAAACAAATACACGCACGATTTGTTTGCCATGATGCCGTGTGATCTCAAAACGCAATTCACGCCGTTTCGCACGGCGGGAAAATACGGGATAGATTCAGAGTTTGCCGTGACAATCAATGAAAAGGATTTGGTTCGTTACGGCAAACTTTACCCGCACATCATCGTGGTGATTGACGTTCAGTTTCCTAACTACAAAGCCACGCATTACGCGCCGCTGTTTTTACTGCGCGAGTTGGTAAAAAACAAAAAGGCCAAACGTCACGAATACCAAGAAAGAGTTAACGACACGGCTGGAAACGCAAAGGCGAGCTATGTGTTCGATGTGCGATGGTTTCCGCTGATTGCTGAACAGACACCGACAGAATACACATGGTAAGAATCGACTACGCCATCCAAACCAGCGACCAAACCATAGTTGAGGCGAGCGTAAGCGAGACGAATAAGATAGAGCGGGTTAGTCAAAACGCGGTCAATGTTTTAGTTTGACCAACAGAGTAAAAAAGACCCATGCCAATCACTTCCGACAGCGAAATGGAACACCGCGTGAGCGTGGTGACCGATTGGATTTTGGAAGGTCGCCGCTTCACTGATCTTGTTTCCTCTATTTGCAGCGAGTTCAAGGTCTGCAAGCGCACCGCGGCCAACTACATCGACCGAGCCAATCCCATCGCCCGCGAGACGCGCATGAAGCAGAAGGAAACGATGATTGCCCGCGCCGCGGACAAGCTGGAGAAGATCCACGACAAAGCCTACGCCCGCGAGGATTGCAGCGCCGCGACCGGAGCCGTCCGCGAACTGGTCAAACTCCTTGGCTTGGCCGAACCCGACAAGACCGAGGTCAAGCACGACGTCACCGATCCCGTCAAGGCGCTCTTGGGCGAGATCGTCAACGCGCCGGACAAGGCGCAATAAACCCTTGCGCCATTGAGCCGGTATAGTCAAAACACGCCAATGATCACTCCTCGTTACATTTCCAAAGTCTCCAACACGCGACCGGACAACACGACCGCCTACGCGGCCAACGACGTTCTTGGCACTGATCCGGCCAGCGTCATTCAGTTTACCAACATCGCGCCCGAAGGCGGCGGCACCATTGTCCTGCTCTACGCGGCCATGATGATCAGCGCCGGAACAAGCGCACAAGGCCAGACACGCTTGCACCTGTATTCCAGCGCCCCGACAGCCATCGCGGACAATGCAGCCTTCAATCTGCCTTCCGGCGACCGCGACAAGTATCTTGGCTTCATCACGCTGGGCGGGCCGATTGACTTGGGCGACACGATGTTCACCGAGGAGGATTTCCTCCGCAAGACGATCACCGCGACATCCTCCAGCATCTTTGCCATTGCCGAGACAACGGGCGCGTTCACGCCCGCGGCCAGCACGGTGCGGACATTGGAACTTCGCTCCGTCGAGGCGTAAGCCATGTCGGCTATTGATCTCATCCTGCGCTACGGGCGGCAGGGAGTGCCTCCCACGTTCCAAAGGGACTTCGCAGGCGTTAAGACGCTCGACCACGGCACCGGCCCCGCGATCACCTTCACAAGAGCCAGCAACGCCACCTTCTTCGACGCCAACGGCGCCCTGCAAACCGCCGCCAACGACACGCCACGCTTCGACCACGACCCCGCGACCGGAGCGTCACGCGGGCTTCTCATCGAGGAGTCCAGAACCAACAGCATCCGCAACTCGCAGGCGGATGGTGCAACGGTTGGGGTGATTGGGAGTGGTGGGGTCGTTCCGACGAATTGGATAATGAGCACGCCAGACGGCATTGCCCGTGAAGTTGTCGCCACCGGAACCATTAACGGAATGAATTATGTGGATCTTCGATGGAACGGCACGCGGTCGGGCGGGTCGATTGGATCAATTCAGCTTGTGCCTGACGCTTTGGCGCAAATCGTTGCATCCAGCGGGCAAACATGGACGGGGAATATGCGGATCGCTGTTGTTGCGGGAAGTCTTGTTGGCACGACAAACCCAATTTTGAGCATTCAAGAAAGAACGTCTGGGGGAACTTTTTTGCTTGGCACATCAACATCTTATACAGCGTCATCTAATCTCAATCAAATTACCGCGACCCGAACGCTGACTGATGCGACAACCGCCCGCGTTTCGACGGCATTTGCTGCCACTGTCGCAAACGGCTCAACTGTTGACATCACCCTCCGCATAGCCGCCCCGCAATTAGAGCAAGGCGCATTCCCAACGTCCTACATCCCGACGACCACCGCCGCCGCGACACGCGCAGCGGACGTTGCCACCGTCAGCCCTGTCAGCAGCTTTTACAGTCCAACCGAAAGCACAATGGTCGCTGAATTTGAAGTGCGCGGGGCGTTACCTTCGGCGCGTTACGTTCAGTTCGACGACGAAACAAACAGCAACCGGATTGTGCTTGGGCTGACAAGCGGGGGAAGCGTGCAAAACTTTACTACCGTGGAAGGTTCGACGAGTTTGAGTAGCAGTATCGCGGATACCCTTGTAGCGGACACAATTTACAAGATCGGCGCGGCGTTTTCCGCCAACGACGCGATCAGCGCACGAAACGGAACGGTTGCAGGGCCAGACCCCACCGGAAGTGTGCCAAGCGGGATCGTCCGGCTTTCATTAAGCGGACAACCGCCCACCGCCAGCACGCGCCAAGGTTTGTGGCTCCGCAAATTCGCCTACTGGCCCCGCCGCTTGAGCAACACGCTGCTGGAACAGCTAACAACCTAAAGCCATGACCGACTACCTCTACAAATTCCCCGACGAGCAAACGGCCCAAACCGCACTGGCCGATTACTACGACAGCGAAACCGGCTGGCAGACCAGTGGCGAAGGCTATGCTCTGGATGCGGTGGGTACCCTCACCAACGAAGAGACCGTCCTCGACGGCTGGCACCTCAACCTCCGCGTGACCGACGACCGGCCCGATCCGGCGGCGGACTACAGTGTCACTCCGAGCCAGCAACGCCGCGTGTGGCTATAGCACCCGACCTCGCGAACCCGCTCTGGCGGCTACGCAATCTCTATCACATCAAACGGGCTGACGACGGGCGGATCATCAAGTTCGCCCCGCGGGCCGAGCAGCAGCGGGTCTACGACATGCTGTTCAAGGAGGGCGTCAAGCGATTGATCATCTTAAAGGCGCGGCGTCTGGGCATGTCCACCGCGCTCGACGTCCTGTTGACCGACCAAATGCTGTGGAACGCGGGAACGCAGTGCAGCCTTGTCGATCAGACCGCCGCGGATGCCGAGCGCAAATTGGCGACCATTGCCAAGGTCGCGGTGGATAATCTCCCCGCAGGCACCTTGCAGCACATTGAGCGGGTGAGGGACAGCGGCAGCATCCTTGAGGTGAGTGTGGCGGGTAACGCGGCCTCGTCGTTCTTTGCGGGCCTACGCGCCCGCGGCGGCACCAACAACTGGTTACATTTGAGCGAGTGGGGCGTCATCCAAGCGGACGACCCGCGGCGCTCCGAGGAGATTCTGACCGGCGCGATCCCCAGCGCCGAGCATGGCCGGATTATTATTGAAACCACTTGGAAAGGCGGGCGAGGGGGCCACCTGTGGGAGATCGTCAAAGGGGCGCTGGAGACACCGGAAGCGGCCAAGACGGACAAGGACTGGCGCGTGGTTTTCTTCCCGTGGTGGAAAGACCCGACCTATGTGGTCGAGGGCGATGTGGCCACGATCAGTCCAGCGATCAGTCAATACTTGGACAACATGGAGCAGACGACCGGCCACACGTTCACACCCCAGCAGCGCCTCTGGTATGACCGCCAGTCCCGCGACCTTGGCCTCTTCATCTTTCGCGAGTTTCCCACTACCTTGGACGAGTGCTTCAAAAGTCCGGTTGAGGGCGCGATCTACGCGGGCGAACTGGACAAGCTCCGCGCCTCCGGTGCGATCAGTGCCTTCAAGACGGACAACAGCACACTCGTTCACACCGCGTGGGACTTGGGGTCGCCGGTCAACACCGTCGTCTGGTATTTCCAAGTGATCGGCGGCAACGAGATCCGCGTGATCGACTGCGACATGGATCTGGACATGACGCCTGTCCAGCGCGTCGGCCACATGCTGGCCAAAGGCTACAGCTACGGGGCGCATTTCTTGCCTCACGATGCCGCGGCGACCCGCACCAGCGGCAAGGCTGACGCCCAAGTCTACACCGAGGCCGGTCTGGCCAACGTGCGCGTCTTGCCAAGGACGCATGACATCTGGATCGGGATCAACGCCTGCCTGCAAATGTTCCCGCGGTTTTCGTTCCGCCTGCCTGCCTGCGAGCGTGGGTTGGATGCCTTGGCCAACTACGCCTATAAGCGCAGCAGCGCGACCGGCATTGTGGTCAACGAGCCAGTCCACAACTGGGCCAGCCACGCTGCCGACGCCTTGCGGATGATTGCCGAGGCCGACATGAGCGGGATGCTCAAGACCGGCTTTGCCAAGCCGCGCCCGACCGTAGTAACGACCGGCATCCGTGACATTGACTGGAGTCGTCGAACCTTGGTGCGCCGATGACCCCCATTGAAAAATGCAAGATGCTCTACACCGCGGACAGCCCGCGTACGTTTGAAGAGGACATGCTCGCGCACCTCTCGCATGGCTGTTTTTTTAGCACGCCGGATTATGTGATGATGGCGCGTCCGGTGTGCAGCGCCGCCCCGCAGGAAATGATCAACGACGTCTGGTGTGGCTTCCAGCGCAAGGACTGGGACGCGTGGTATGTCTACGCCTTTGCCTTGGCCGACGACCAAGGCTTGCAGGGTTTAGTCAAAAAACTATTGCGCCACATCCCCTTTTATCTTCCGCTCATCGCATGGGAGAGGAGTGGCCATCCGCTGACTTTCTTTTCGACCGACAAACTTACTCAAAAATATGCGAAACTATCACTCGTCCAAGATTGACCTAACGTGCCGTTGCCACTTCGGCGGCGGGGCCAAGACGCCTCCCGCGCCTCCGGCCATGCCCAAGTTTGAAGCACCTCCGCTTCCCCCCGCGCCGCCACCGCCGCCCCCGCCACCGGAAGCCCAGACGATGGGAGCCAATGACGCTGCCGACCAGCAACGCGCTGCCGCGGCCAAGCGCAGCGGGTTCCGCAAGTCGATCCTCGCGGGCGAAACCGGCGGCTACGTCAATCCGGCCACGGGAGCCAACAGCCTCCTTGGCTAATGGATGGAGCTAACCTTCCATCTGGCCGTCTTTGCGGTGGGCATTGTCCTGCTCATTACCGCGGCTAACGACCCCGACATGTGGTAATGAAAGACAACGTCCAACTCGCTGACTGGGTGCTGGCCCGCAACCAAGACTTGGGTTCCGAGCGTGCCTCATGGGATACGCACTGGCAGGAGTTGGCGGAATATTTCCTGCCGCGCAAGGCCGAGATCAGCGCCAAGCGCAGTGTGCCGGATAGCTCGCGCTACGATGTCCTTTTCGACACCTCTGCCGTCCAAGCCGCGGCCACGCTGGCCAATGGGCAGCTTGCCTACATCACGCCTGCTGACAGCCGGTGGTTTGTCTACGAGCCGCCCAAGGGCGTGATGAGCGACAAGGCCAAGCAGTGGTATGCCAAATGCAGCGAGATGACCCAGTTGCTGTTGGCGACCAGCAATCTCTACACGGAGGTGCATGAACTTTACTACGACGACTCCGTCTTCGGCACCTACTGCATGTTCGTTGAGGCAGGAATGTCGCACCCGCTTGTTTTCCACAAGTTCGACATCGGCACCTACTCACTGGCCGAGAACGACGAGGGACTGATCGACACCGTCTTCCGCGAACTGGAACTGACCGTCCTGCAAGCCGCGGACAAGTTTGGCGAGGACAACCTCGCTCCTGCCATGCAGAAGAAGCTGGCCGAGATCCGGCGCACCGGCAAGGGCGGCACAGTGAAGCACCGCTTCGTTCATGCCCTCTACAAGCGTGAGGACGCCGACCGCGACCGCAACAAGGCTGACGGCCCGAACAAGCCTTGGGCGTCGGTCTACGTTGACCAGAGCAACAAGCATGTCTGCCGCAACTCCGGCTACGACGAGAAACCTTTCTTCGCCGGTCGCCACGTTAAAAGCCAGCAGGGCGTTTACGGAGTCTCGCCCGCGTGGATGGCGCTACCCGAAGCCCGCCAACTCAACTTTTTAGCCAAGCAACTTGACGCCCTCTCCGAGATCAAAGCGTTCCCTCGTCTCCTCATGCCAGCTACGCACGAAGGGGAAGTCGATTTGCGCTCTGGGGGCGTCACTTATTACGACCCGACGCAACCCAACGCTTTGCCGCAGGAGTGGGCAACCGCGGGAGACTATTCCATCGGACTCGACCGCGAGGCCCGCAAGACCAACGCGATCAACACCGCCATGCATGTGGACATGTTCCGCATGTTCGCCTCGATGGAGCGCACCAACATGACCGCGACCGAAGTGGCCGAGCGGGCCAGTGAAAAGCTGGTGCAGTTTTCCCCCTCGTTCACCCGCAAGACGACCGAACTGCTTTCGCCCATGTTGCGCGGGGTCTTCGGTATCCTCATCCGCAACGGCCATTTCCCGCCGCCGCCGCAGGACGCGATCCAGATGGACGCGATGGGCCAGCCCATGCTGCCGGAACCAGAAGTCAGCTACGTCAGCAAGGTCGCGCTGGCCATCCGCGCCATGCACAACCTTTCCTTGGCAAGGACAATGGAGCGCAACGCGATCATCGCCCAAGTGCGCCCCGAAGTGCTGGACAACTTCAAATGGGACGTCATCGCCCGCGAAACCGCCCGCAACGACGGACTGCCCGCCGACTGGCTGGCCGAGGAGGACGAGGTCGAAGAGGCCCGCGCCGCCCGCGCACAGGCACAGGCCCAGATGCAGCAGCAGCAGGAGATGCTCACGATGGCCGAGGCCGCAGGCAAGGCCGGTAGCGTCAAGCAGGATTCCGCTTTGGGACGACTGATGAACCAAGCCACCGCATGACCACCGACAAAGAACTGGAGCGCAGCAAGTCGCTTCAGCGCATCAACAACGCCTACCACCGATGCTTCGACAACGAAGACGGGCGCGTTGTCTTGGACAACCTCCGCGCCTACTTCCGCATGAACCGGCCCGCCTTTGAGCGCACGCTGGGACGTCCGTTCGATCCCATCGCCGCCGCGGTGCGTGACGGCCAGCGCGAGGTGATTCTTTTCGTCGAACACAAACTTTCCCTGCCCGTCGTCGGTGATGCCGACGTCGAGCGTCCAACCACCGAAGTCCTCCGCTAAACGCGGTTTAGTCAAAACACCAACCAACCAACACCACCATGATCGATGCAACCACCACCTCCGAAACCAGCACCACCGCGGACAGCGCCGCTGTTCCCGCGTCCACCGCACCCGCTGCTAACCTCAACACCACAACGGAAGGGACACTCCTTTCCAGTGCGCCTGCCAGCGTTACCGACGCGCCAGCCGCAGCGCCAGCCATAGGGGATAAGCCCGAATGGCTGGAGGCCAAGTTCTGGACAGACAAAGGCCCGAATGTCGAGGCGCTGGCCAAAAGCTACGACGTAGCCCAACGCGCTTTGGGCCGTAAAGCCCAAGCCGTCGTTCCGCCCACCGAAAAGTCCACGCCGGAAGAAGTGGCCGAATACCGCAAGGCGATCGGCGTTCCCGAATCGCCCGAAGCCTACAACCTCAAGCCAGAACAACTGCCGGAAGGAGTCACATGGGACGACAACGTGGCCAAGAAGGCCGCGGAACTCGCCTACAAGCACAACGTGCCTGCCGCCGCGATGCAGGAGTTTATGAAGTTCGACATGGAGCGGGCCGCGCTAATGAACCAAGCCGCCGCCCAGATGATCGAAACCCAACTGGAAACCGGACGGGCCGAACTCCAGAAGGTCTGGGGCGACAAGATGCCGGAGAAGATCGAACTGGCCCGCCGAGCCGCGGTGACCGCCGGAGTCGATCCGACGTCCCAAGGCTTTGTCGATCCGCAAGTGGTTAAGGCCATCGTCAACCTCGCGGAGAAGTTGTCCGACGACAAGCTGGTAGCCGGTGACCAAACCGGAGCAAGCAGCACCCGCGCCCGCGCAAGGGACATTATGACCAACGCGGCCAACCCGCTCTATTCCCGCTACCAAGAGGGTGACGCGGAGGTCGTTGACCAAGTGCGCCGGATGCTGACCAGCGCGTAATCGGCTCATTAATCGGCTCATGGCCAACAAGTCCAAAGGCTGGCAGAAGTTTCTGGCCTGCACATGCACCCACGGGTCAGAGGCTGATCCGCGGGCGCTCGACGCCATCCTGCGACTGCGCGAAGCGTGGAAGCCGGATTTCGTCCTGCATCTGGGCGATGCCATCGATGCCCGCGCTTTGCGCTCCGGCGCTCGCAAAGACAGCGACTCTGCCGACCACGGGGCCGATCTGGCCGACGACTTAATGCAGGGACTGGCCTTTCTGCGCGAACTCAAGCCCGACGTCTACCTATTCGGGAACCACGAAAGTCGATTGACCGAACTGGCCCACAGCCCCAACGCGGTTTTGAGCTACGCGGCCAGCAGCGTCCTGTCCCGCATTGAGGACGAGATGGGCAAGCTCAAGTGCCAGATCATCCCCTACGCGGGCGTCCACAAAAGCGGCATGTTCATGCTGGGCGACACCGGTTTCACCCACGGGGCGATGTACAACGTGTCGGCGGCGCGGGACACCGCGGAAATGGTGGGCCATTCGGTGGTCATGGGCCACACCCACCGCGTGGCGATGGAGAGCGCCCGCATCCACAACAAGGCCATCGGCTACAACATCGGGTGCGGGATCAAGTTGGACATCGGGTATTCGGCCATCCGGCGGCAAACGCTGGGCTGGCGACACGCCGCGTGTTTCGGGTCGTTCAACGGAACTAATTGCAACGTGAACATCGCGGTCTTCGATCCGCATTACGAACTCCCACTATGAAGACAACCAAAGTTGACAAACAACTGGCCCAATGGTGCCAAGCCCTTGCACAACCCACCACGCCGGTCGAGGAGGTGCCGGAGGGCTGGTTCACCGTCAAGCAACTGGCCAAGGCCCGCGGACGCAGCGAGTGCATCACCAGCGAGCAAGTGCGCCGGATGGTTGAGCAAGGGCTGTGCGAAAAGCGCAGCTTTACCATTCGCCTCTCCGAGCGCGTCCGCTCCGTTTCCCACTACCGACTCAAATGAGCCGCCGCATCCCCACCAAGCGAGTCGCCCTCGATGGCAAGTGTTGGAGGGTCAAGCTCCAGCGACCGCCGGAGCGCGAGCCTGTGGACGGACTGTGCGTCCGAGACGATAGAAGCGTCTACATCCACCCCGACGCTATTGCCCACCGCGGCAAAGAACTTGTCATCCATGAACTGCTTCATGCCCGTTTTTGGGACATCGAAGAAGACGCTATTGCCGAAGTCAGTCTGGTTATTGCCGAGGTCATGGACTGGGTGGAGCGCAAGAACGACGGCGTGATCGGATGACCTTCTGGCCGCTCCTCGCCTGCACCCTGCTTTACTTTGCCACCGCGGTAGGGTGGTGGAGGCAGGGCGATCCGGCGATGGCCGTTATCTTTTTCTTCTACGGGTGCGCCAACGGCGGATTTTTGTGGGCGGCGCTGCGCTAAAATTTTGACACGTTGTTTCAACCAAGTCGAAGGCATCGACACGTTGTGTATACCAAGCGGCGTTTTGCTATACATAAAAGCCCGAAACTTTTTTGACTAAACCCTTGCGCCACTTCCGGCGCAGCGCAATTCTCGCACCAAGTTAGGCAGTATACTCCTTGTGGAGCCTGTCCAACGCGCACAGCCCAAGGCCGACGACCCTCCGGTGGAGGAATATCGGTAGCGCCGAGGACACCACAACCAATCAACCCGACAAGGCCCGCAATAACGTGGGTTTAGTCAAAACCAAAGGAGTTAATTATGGCAACTGCCGTTAATCAAATCCCGCAATACTTCACGACGGAGTTCTCCAGCAACTGGGAGCATCTGCTTCAGCAGAAACTTTCCAAGCTGCGCGAATACGTTTCCGTCGAGACAGTCCGCGGCAAGGAGAAATCCTACAATCAAATGGGCGCAGTGGAGATGCAACGCATCACCAGCCGCGCAGCCGACACCAACATCAGCGATGTGGCCTTGGCCAAACGCTGGCTTCGCCCCTATCCGTTTGAACACGCCACGTTGTTCGACGAGTGGGACAGCGAGTATCTGGGCGAGGTCAGCCTTCCCCAGAGCGAGACGGTTGCGAATCACGCCGCCGCCTATGCCCGCACCGCCGACAAGGTGATCATCGATGCCGCCCTTGGCAACGCCTACACCGGAGAGACTGGCGTCACCGCGACCGCTTTGCCCGCTGGGCAGAAGATCGCCGTCGATTTCGTCGAAACCGGCAGCACGGCCAACAGTGGCCTCACCATCGCCAAGCTGCGTCAAGCGGCGTTCCTGCTCACCAACGCTGAAGTTGATGACAGTGACCCGCGCATCATGGTCGTTTCCGCCAAGCAGATCCAAGATTTGCTTCGCACGACCGAGGTGACCAGCGGCGACTTCAACACCGTTCGCGCCTTGGTCAATGGCGAGATCAACACGTTCATGGGATTCACCTTCCGCCGTGTTGCTTCCAGCCTCTTGCCCTACGCGAGTGGAACCGGCGTCCGCACCTGCTTCGCCTACGTCAAGTCCGGCATCAAGCTGGCCGACGCGGGACGCAAAGTGCATGTCGATATCCGTGCCGACAAGAGCCACGCCTTGCAGATCCGCACTGTCGCCTCTTTGGGCGCAACGCGCATGCAGGAAGCCAAAGTCGTCGAAGTCCCGTGTGACGAAGTCCTCTAACAACTAACCAAGGAGAACAACCAACATGGCTACCTTCTACACCGACATCGCTCCGAGCGATCTAACCCTCAACGTCCGCAACCGCGTCAGCGGCGACCTCTCCCACGGAGATGTCCGCTACGCGGAAGCGACCTACACCTGCACCGGCACCGAAGCGGCCACAGGCGACAACATCGAAGTTGCCGTTCTGCCCGTGGGCGCAACGCCGTTGCCGGAACTCTGGCGCGTCTCCAACGAGGCGAGCATGGGCGGTTCCGTTATCGCCATCCCCACCATCGGGGATGCCTCTGACGCCGACCGCTACAGTGCGACAAGCATCAGTGTCAACAGCAGCACCGCGGGTTCCGCGGCGGTTACCCCCGCCGTGGCGACCAGCGTGTTGCCCCGTTACACTGTGACCGAGGCCACCCAGCGTGTGGTCGCCGCGATCACCCGCACCAATGCGGTGACCGCAGGGAAGAAAATCAGCTTCCTCATCGCTTACAAACTGTAAGTCCCGACTGATTAACGCGCTGGCAGGCCGCGAATAAACGCCTGCCACCCTTTTTCTAACTTTCATGGCCGACGAAACATCAATTTGTAATCTGGCTCTGGCCAAACTTGGCATCAGCCCGATCATGGCGCTGACCGACGATTCCAAGCAGGCCCAGTTTTGCAATCGTTTCTTCGCCCAAACCCGCGACGAAGTCCTGCAAGGGCATCGCTGGAACTTCGCCATGCGCCGCTCCGCGCTCAACAAGCTGGCCGACGCCCCGCAGAGCGAATGGGCCAGCGCCTACCAGTTACCGGTTGATTGCCTGCGCGTCGTCCAACTCAACGGCTACGAACCCAACGAAAGGCTGGGGGAGTTTAGCGTCGAGGGCGACCAGCTTCTGACTAACGCCGAGGAGGCCAACATCCGGTATGTCGCCCGCGTGGAGGACGGATCGTTCTACCACCCACTGTTTGTCCATGCGCTCGCCACCATGCTGGCCTCGCGTCTGGCAGGCCCGTTAACCGGAAGCCGCAACATGCCGCAGGAACTGCTGCAAGAATACGAAGCCATCACCGGCCCCAAGGCCCGCATGGCCGACGCCTTTGAGGAGCGTCTGCGCCGCAAAATGCCGTGGACGAACAGCGACCTTGTCGCCGCCCGCTACACCAAGTTCCCGTCCAGCCAATAGGTCATGGCTAATCTCCTCGTCACCGCCCTCAATGCAGGCGAGTTGAGTCCTTACATGGACGCCCGCACGGACGTCGAAAAATACCGCAGCGGATGCCGCACGCTGGAGAACATGGTCGTCCTGCCCTACGGGGGCGTCTACCGCCGCGCTGGCACCGAATACTTGGGCGAGGCCAAGAACGCGAACCAGCGGTGCCGTTTGATCGGCTTTAACTTTTCCGTGACCACCCGCTTTGTCTTGGAGTTTGGCCACCAATACATCCGGTTCTGGGGTAACGACTCGCAAGTGCTTTCCGGTGGCTCGCCCTTGGAAGTTGCCAGTCCCTACCAAGAAAGCGAACTGCGCGAAATCCAATACGTCCAAGTCAACGACATCATGTATCTGGCGCACGCCAACCACGCGCCGCGCAAACTGACCCGCGTCAGCGACACCAACTGGACGCTGGCCACCGTGGCGTGGAAATACCCGCCGCTCCTTGACCAGAACATCACCGAGACAACCATCGCCTCCTCCGCGGCCTCCGGCAGCGCCACGTTGACCGCCAGCGCGTCTGTTTTCCAAGCGGGCCATGTGGGTAGCCAGTGGGCTATCCAGTGGCCGCGCAACAGCGGGGCGGTGGATGAAGCCATTGACGCCAACAAGGTCAGCCAAGGTACGCTCGACATCCAAGGATCGTGGACAATCACCACGGTGGGAACGTGGATTGGCAAAATCCGCCTGCTCCGCATCCCGCAGGAGAAAATGGATTCTAACGGAGGGCGGGATCTGACCGCCTTGGCCCGCTCGACGACGACCGCGACAGCCACCCGCACCGCCCACGGCTACGCCACGGGCGACGAAGTTTTCATTCCCTCCACCGTGGCCGCGCCATTTGCCGGAACCTATACCATCACCGTCACCGGAGCCGACACCTACACCTTCACCGTAGCCAACAGCGGGGCCGCGTCGGCCAGCGATGCGCCCGTGCAGAACTTGACCAAGATGGAGGTGGTGCGGGAGTTCACCTCGCTGACCACCGCCCGTAACTTCACCGCCACCGGCACCGAGGACGAGCGCGTCGGCCTCAAGCTGCGCGTCACCGACTACGTCTCCAACACCAGCGCCCGCGTCTTCCTTGAATCCACCGACTTTAACTCCGGCGGCACCGTCACGATCAACAGCGTGGCCAGCGGCACCAGCGCCGGAGCCACGGTCAACAAGTGGCTGGGATCAGTGATCACCGGAACCACCCAGTGGAGCGAGGCCGCGTTCTCCGCGGTGCGCGGCTACCCGCGGGCCGTCGCTATCCACGAACAGCGCCTTTGCTTCGGCGGCACCGCCCACCAGCCCAACACCGTCTGGTGCAGCAAGGTCGATGACTTTGAAAACTTCCAACTGGGAGTTGGCGCGGATGACGGGCTGCAATTCACCGTGGCCTCCGGCGAGGGCAACCGCATCGCGTGGATGTTCAGCCAGAAGCGCCTCATGCTAGGAACCAGCGGCGACGAGTGGACAATCGGCGGGGCCGACAGCGGGCAAGCGTTCAGTTCGACCAACGTCGAGGCCCAGAAGCAAAGCAGCTTTGGATCGAAGACCATGCGGGCCATCCTGCTCAACGACGTCCTGCTTTTCGTCCAGCGCCGCGGGCGCAAGGTGCGGGAGCTAACCTATAACTTTGAGCGCGACGGGTGGGTTGCGCCGGATCTGACCGTCCTTTCCGAGCATGTGACCCAAGGCGAACTGGTCGAACTGGCCTTTCAGCAGCAGCCCGACGCCATCCTCTGGGCGGTGCGGGGCGATGGCCAACTGGTGGGCATGTCCTACGAGCGCGACCAAGAGGTCGTCGCATGGCACCGGCACACCACCGACGGGGAATTTGAGTCAGTTGCCACCGTCTACGGACTCTCCGGCGCGGACGACGAGGTCTGGCTGGTGGTCAAGCGCACGATCAACGGGCAGACCAAACGCTACATCGAACGCTTTAAGGCCGACAACCGCGCCAAGTTTGAGGCCCAGACCAAGGACGATTGGTGGTATCTCGACTGCGCCAAACGCTATTCCGGCACCGCGACGGCCACTATCACCGGACTTTCCCACTTGGAGGGCAAAGCGGTCAGCGTCTTGGCCAACGGGGCCGTCCAGCCCGACGAGACGGTCGCCAGCGGTCAGATCACCCTCGACAAGACCTACACCAAGGTTCTGGCCGGTCTGCCCTACACCTCGACCATCCTGCCCATGAAGTTCGACTTCGATCTGCGCGACGGCCCGACCCGCGGACGCAAGAAGCGCATCAACCGCGTGGAGGTCAGCCTGTTCAAGTCCTTGGCAGGGGAGGCCAGCACCAATGGCACCGAGTGGCTCTGGATCTACCCGCGGGACTTCGACGACCCGATGGACGCCAGCCCGCCGCCCTTTTCCGGCGATGCGGAGGTTGTCGTCGCGGGCGACTACTCCGACGACAGCGACATCTACCTCCGTCAGCGCCTGCCTTACCCGTTTACTGTCCGCGCCCTTGTCGTAAAGCTCGACGCATACGGGGATTGACATTAGCTTGTTTTGACTAAACCCATGAGCCAGCCCGTTCTTCAACTTCGCATGTTCGATCCGTCCAAGGACTATGACATGGTCGCCGGATGGTGGAAGGGCCACGGATGGAATCCGGTGCCGCCGTTCTTCCTGCCCAAGCTGGGCGTGGTCGCCTGCTGGGCCGAGGGAGAGAAGACCGAGGACACCGCCGCGGCGTGGCTCTACATGGACAACTCCGCTCCGGTTTGCTGGCTGGAATACATGGTCAGCAATCCCGAAGCCAACGCGGGACGCGCTGTCAAAGCCCTCCGTCACTTGGATGCCTTTTTGACCGGCGAGGCCAAGGCCACCGGATACGTCGTGATGATGACCACATGCAGGCAGGATTCGCTGGTCAAGTTCCACGAAAAGAACGGCTTTAAGAAAACCGACGAGGACGTCACCCACCTCGTCAAAGTCATCGAATAACATGGCCGTAGGAACCACCACCGCAGTTATGGCCGGAATTGCCATTGCCGGAACCCTTGCTTCCGCAGGCATGTCCTACTACGGCCAGCAGCAACAAGCCGCTTCTGCCGAGCGCCTTGCCAACTACAACTACCAAGTGCAGTTGCAGCAGGCGCAGATGCAGGCGCAGATGCAAAAGGTCGCTGCCGAGCAGCAATACCAAGCGGGAATACAGAACGCCACCGCGATGCAGAACGAGGGACTGCGCGTGGAGCAAGAGGCCCGCGAACGCGCCAAGCGTATGCGTTCAGAAAACGAGCGCCTCTTGGGCCAGCAGCGGGCGCAGTTTGGCAAGGCGGGCGTGACCAGCGCCGGTTCGCCCTTGGCCGTCATGGCTGAATCGGCGGGCCTCATGGAACTTGCCGTGGGCGACGAACTCTACAAGGCCGACTTGGAGCGCAGCGCCTACTACCGCAAGGCCGAGGTCGAGAAGTGGCAGGCCGGATACTCTTTGGTCGATAAAGCCGCCGCGGACTACAACGCGGCCAGCGCGTCCTTCCGCGCCCAGCCGATCCTCTTGGAAGGCCAAAACACCGCCAGCGCCCTGCGCGTCAATAGCTACGGGTCGCTTATCTCCGGCGTTTCGCAGGCCGCAAGCATTGGCAGCAACTTCAATTTCCGCGGAACCAAAGGAGGCACAGCAGCGTAATGGCCAACATCCCGCTCGTCCAAATCCCCAACGCCCCGCAGACCGGATCAACCGCCGTGCCGCTGCCGGTGGGGGCTATCCGCACGCCCGACGTCGAACTGATGGGCATGATCGACGACGCCAGCTACATGGCGGTGGGCCGCGCCTACGAGAACCTTGGCAACGCTGGTCAGCAAGCGGCCAATGTGCTGGGCGACTTTTCGCTGTCAATGGCCCGCGCCAGCGACGAGGCCAACCTTGCCAAAGCGGACAGCATCAAAACCGACATGGTCGCCAAGTTCGACGCCGAGGTTGCCACCAAGCCGGAGAGCGAATGGAACAGCATCTGGGAAAACAACTACGCGCCCAAGCTGCGCGACCAAGTGTCGTCCCTCAAAATGACCACCCGCGACGGACTCAACCGGCGCGACGTCTGGCTGGCCAACACCGAGAACGGAATCAAGGCGCAAGTGTTTACCAATGCCAACAAGGCCATGATCGGACGCGCTACGCAGGAGCAAAAGAATTACATCGAGCGAGCCAAGGTAGAAGGTCGCTGGGAAGACGCGATGGCCGGATGGAGGCGCGGGGCAGAAGTTGGCTTGTGGACAGGAGAATACGCGGAGTCCGAAATTATTGGCATCGAAGAGGAACAGCGCGTCAACACCATGACCAACGTCATCCAGCAGAACCCCGCCCAATGGCGCAAGGAACTGGCCAAGTATCAGAAAGAGGGCAAGAACCCCCACAAGCTACGCCCCGAACAAGTCCTGCAATTCCGCCGCATGGCCGAGGGAACCCACGCCCAGCTTCTCGACGACCTCAACAACGAGATGCTGACCCGTCTGGAAACCGAGAGCGCCGCCATCACGAACGAAGACATCGAAAAGTTTTACACTCGTCCCGACATCGATGCGCCGCGGGAACTCATCAACAAGATGAAAGAATACCGCGGCTTCAAGTATGCCGACACGCCGGAAGGGCAGGCCGACCAAGCCACGAAGTTCAGCGACCTCTGGCAGAAAATCTTTTCCTACAACGCGGAAAAGGACATCAGCATGGCTGATCCCGACACGCACAAGCGCGAATACCAGCGCCTCATCAGCGAGATCGTCACGACCGCGCCGGAGGGCCAGCGCAAGCCTTTCATGGACACGCTCGACGGCATGGTATCGAAAGCCAACCAAGGGCAAAAATCGCGCACCGACGAGATCACCAGAAACCTTATTAACCAAACCACTAGTTTGGCCGAGTGGGGCCAGTTTGGCGATGCGGGCAAATGGAAGAAAGAGCAGCGCGGAGACGTCACCGTGACCAAGCCGCAGGATGTCAATGCGTGGCTCAACGTGCAGACCAAGCGCCAGCAAGTGATCAACGAGATCCGCGACATGGTTAAAGACAACCCCGACCTTACCATTGAGCAGGCGCAAGATCGTTTTAGGGGCATCGTCGAGCCATACCTTGATCCGGCGGCTTCGTTTATGAACAAGCCGGAAGAAGGGGACGCATGGTGGAAGTCCATCATGGATGTCGCCACTTGGGCCGACTTCGCCATGAACCCGACGGCCAACAACCCCAACGTGATGACCGCCGGTCTGGGATTCCGCGGCTTTGGCGGGTCGCCTATGGACGGACTGCAAGACGCCGACGAACCGCTTCCTCCGGTGCAAGGCATGCCGCCCACCG